ATCCAGAAAGCTAATCAACAGAAGCAAATGGATATGCTGAGTGGTGCTAAAGACCTTGATGATATTGCAGACGCACTCATGAGCCGCTGGGAAGATTAAATCTTTTCAAACTTAATCCTAAAATTGTGAGGAACAATTAAATGAGTACATATACAACTTATAACCAAGTTGGTAAAAAGGAAGATGTTTCAGACATCATTACCAACATTTCACCATTCGCTACGCCTATGCAAGCGATGATCAAGAACGAAAAAGTATCAGCTAGAACTTTCTCATTCCTTGAAGATTCATTAGCAGACTCAGCTGTAAACGCTGTAGTTGAGGGAGCCGACGCATCAATGGCAACATTGACAGATGCAACTGAGCGTACAAACAACACTCAGATCATGTCTAAAGCCTTCCAAGTATCAGCAACAGCTGATGCAGTAGCTACATATGGGCGTGCAAAGGAAACTGCACATCAATTAGCTAAGAAATTGAAGGAAATTAAGAAAGACTATGAACGTGCAATGGTTGGCGTTGAGCAAGCCGCAGTTGCTGGTAATGCTTCAACAGCACGTAAGATGACTTCTTTGTTAAACCAAATTTCTACAGGCGTAGACGCTGGTTCAAACGCAACAGATGCTTTAACAGAAGCAAAACTATTGTTAGCTGGTCAAACAGCATACGACAATGGTTCTGATGTTGACACATTCATGATCAAGCCAGCTGATGCACAAATCGTTGCTGGTTTCTCAGCGGCATCTGGTCGTAATCGTGAAATCTCACAAGGCAAAACATTGGTCAATGCGATTGATCTATATGTGAGCCCTTACGGCGAATACAGAGTAGTATTGAACCGCGAGTTAAAGACAACTCACGCACTACTAATAGACCCAACAATGTTCAAAACATGTACGTTGCGTCCATTCACAAGAACACTACTAGCGAAGAATGGTGACTCAGATCGTCATCACATCGTTGGTGAGGTTTCTTGTAAACACACAAACTTTGGTGACTCAGTAAAAATCACTGGATTATCATAAGTCCAAAATAGACCACTAATAGGTCTTTACTAGGCCACCCACAGACACACAGGTTTTGCTCTCCTTACTGTTGTCCGTGGGTGGCCTTTTTACGTTTTAAGGGTAGCAAAATGACTGACAAAACACAGCCGACATTATTACAAACTGAAACAGACTTCGTGAGTGACCACGGAGACCTATTTCAAAAGCACACACAGCACATCTCACAATCATTTCTTGATGATCTGAAAGACGCTCGAAACGACAGCGGTTCGAAGCCTACAGGAGAGATGATGCGAGTAGCCTCTATACCGACAGCTGTTGTCGAAAAATGGATGCGAGAAGGATTCAATATCTGGGAAGCCAAGGGATCAGAGATTGTCCGCAAACTAAAGAACGAGGACTTAGATATGTTCCTCACAACCAACAAGAGGGTCTAACAGATGGCAAAAGCAGGTCTATACGCAAACATCCACAAGAAACGTAAATCAGGCAAGCCAATGAGAAAGAAGGGCGCAAAGGGCGCACCTACTGACAAGGCTTTTAAGCAAGCGGCAAAGACAGCCAAGAAAAGAAAGTAATAACCAATGAACAAAGGTGAAATCCGAGCACACTTTATTGCTCTTCTAAATCGTAGTGACTGTTCGAATGCTTTGGCTGACACCTTCATTGATCAAGCAATCACTAGAATACAAAGACAGCTACGTGTCCCATCAATGGAAAAGCAGAATACATATGACGTAACATCAGAAACAGGCATAGCAAAAGTAACAATGCCAGCTGACTTACTTGAGGTTATCGAACTGTATTACGATGGTAACTCATTAACACGCATACCTCTACATGAGATGGTACAGTATCAGAAAACTGGTGAACTAGGATCACCAAGGTTCTTCTGTCGTGAGCAAGGTAATCTAAAGATACACCCAATGCCTAGTAGTGGAAACCTATACCTTAACTACTATGCAGAGCAAGACCCACTGACAAGCGACAGTGCTACAAACATGCTGACTAACATTGCTTCTGACCTCCTTACATACACAGCTCTTTCTTATGCGGCTGATTACTTCTTAGATGAACGTGGTGCAATCTTTGACCAAAAGTCTGGGTCTTTCCTTGCTGAGATACAGGAACACGCAAACAGTTCTGAGCAATCTGGTGTCAATCAAGTTGTCAGACCTACGCACTATTATGAGGATTAATACTAATGGCATCAAAGACCAGCTTTTACAACACTTCTGGTGTAACTAACACACAAACAAATGCGATTGATGCGGCAGTAGCAAATGCCGCCTCTTCAGCAACAGCCGCCGCCCTCAGTCAAGCAGACGCCGCCACAAGTTCAGCTTCAGCCAGTGCTTCAGTTGCTACAGTAAACCAGCATAAAGTAGATGCCCAGACAGCGGCAACATCAGCCGCATCTTCAGCCTCAACAGCAACTACAAAAGCCTCAGAAAGTTCGGCCTCTGCCGTAGCATCTGAAGCCAGTAAAGTTGCAAGTGCAAACTCAGCAACAGACGCAACTACAAATGGTGCGGCTCAAGTTACTTTAGCAACAGCACAGGTTGCCCTTGCAACAACCCAAGCAAACAATGCGGCTACTTCAGCATCTACGGCGACAACAAAAGCCTCTGAAGCCTCCACATCAGCCACCAGCGCGGCAACAGCACAAGCAAACGCTGAGACAGCTGAAACAAATGCAGAGACAGCACAAGCGGCATCTGAAGCCGCCCGTGATGCATCCGTGGTAGCAAAGAATGCATCAGTCGCCGCACAATCTTCAGCGGCACTCAAAGCTAACAATCTGTCTGACCTAGCAAACGCTGGGACTGCAAGAACAAACTTAGGACTAGGGACAGCGGCAACTACAGCCGCCACGGACTATGCAACGGCATCTCACGTCCACACCTTCGCCTCACTAACAGGCAAGCCGACTACATTAGCTGGCTATGGAATTACTGACAGTTTCTTTGATGGTGCTTACGCATCACTATCGGGCAAACCGACACTAGGAACTGCCGCCGCCACAGCGTCATCAGACTACGCTACAGCGGCTCAAGGAACTAAAGCTGACACTGCACATGCTTGGGGCAACCATGCGTCAGCTGGGTACGCTACAGGCGCACAAGGCACTAAGGCTGACACGGCTCACGGGTGGGGAAACCACGCTACTGCTGGATACGGAACAACTGACGAAGCATTAGCTTTGAGCATAGCATTAGGATAATCAAAAATGGCAAATACCTTTAAGAACTACACAAGTGCATCTGTCGGTACAGGTGCAACTACAACATACACAGTCCCATCAGCAACTACCTCAGTAATGATTGGGTGTAACTTAGCAAATAGAACAGCTTCATCAATTAAAGTAGATGTACAAGCGGCAGGGGCATACGTCATCAAAGGTGCACCGATACCCTCTGGTTCTGCTTTGTCAGTCTTGGATGGCAAGATCATCTTAGAGACTACAGACACAGTGATAGTAACATCTGACACTGCATCATCTTGTGATGTGATCGTGAGCGTACTGGAGCAAACATAATATGGCTGGATATATAGGAAGTAAATCATCTGTCACACTTGTTGATGGATACACGGAAGCTGAAGCTGATGCTGAGTTTGTAACTAAAACTGGCGATACAATGTCAGGAAACCTTGACGTAACTGGCACAGTGACGGCTGATGGGCTGACTGTGGATGGACTTGTGAAGTCTGACACTGCAAGTAATGGCTTTAGGGTTCTTAAAGGCTCTGGTGCATATTATGGAGAGTTGTCTGTTGACTACATTAGTACTGATGTTTTTACATATGTTGATAGCATTGCAGGAGCTTCATTTAACGGTAGTGTAAAAATTCGCACAGCTAACAACGGCGGCTCTGTTACTGATAGGGTTAAAATAAATTCATCTGGGGTCAGCTTTTACGAGGACACAGGCACAACTGCTAAGTTCTTCTGGGATGCGAGTGCTGAATCGCTTGGTATAGGTACGAGTTCTCCTACTTTACCTTTAGATATTGTAAGTAACTCTGGTGCTGATGCTATTAAAATTAGAGCTAGACCAAATGGAAATGATTACGGTACTTTAACTTTTTACAACAATGCTGGAACAACAAAGTGGGCAGATATACAATCTAATGTTGCTAAAGATTTAAGGTTTTATACAAACGGCGGCTCAGAACGTATGCGCATCGACTCATCAGGCAACGTTCGTTTAGCAAATACAAGTATGGCTATTGATAACTCTGGAAATACGGCAACTGGATTAAGTGTTGCTAGTACAGGAGTAACACATATTGCAACAAGCGGAAATAACACTAGTTTAGTTATCCAGCGTGTAAGCGATACTGGTACTGACAATGCAATATTTTTTCTTTATGGCACAACTGGTGTAGGTAGTGTCACAGTTAATAGCTCATCTACAGCCTACAACACATCCTCAGACTACAGACTAAAAGAAAACGTAGTAGACCTAATAGGTGCATCTGCAAGAGTTAACCAACTTAACCCATCACGTTTTAACTTTATTGCTGATGCTGACACTACAGTAGATGGCTTCTTAGCTCACGAAGTTGCAACAGTAGTACCAGAAGCAATCACTGGCACTAAAGACGCAATGCGTGACGAAGAGTACGAAGTAACTCCAGCAGTCTTAGATGAAGATGGTAACGTCACAACTGAAGCTGTCATGGGTACTCGTAGTGTTCCTGACTACCAAGGCATAGACCAAAGCAAGTTAGTGCCACTACTCACAGCCGCACTACAAGAAGCATTAACAGAAATAGCATCCCTAAAGACTAGGGTAGAAGCATTGGAGGCTTAATCATATGTCAGGTTACATCGGCACACAGCCAGTACCACAGGCCACCCAGACAAGGGATAGCTTCACAGCTACGTCAGGGCAGACATCGTTTGCTACAGGTGGTTATACTCCTAACTTCCTAGACGTATATCTCAATGGAGTTAAGTTAGCTTCCGCAGACTACACAGCTACGAATGGATCAGATGTTGTCTTAGCATCAGGTGCGGCTACAGGTGACATCCTTGAGGTTGTTGCTTACACAGCATTTGATACAGCTAATGTAACAGGTGCAACTAACTTTACAGTCACTGGTGCGTTCACCTCGCAAGGCATCGACGACAATGGTAACGCCACAGCAATCACGATTGATAGCTCAGAAAATGTAATGTTGAATACTACAAACACCTCTCTTCAACTTTCGTCCTCTGATGAAGGTTTTACTTACGCAAATAACTTCACAACAGTGTCACGAGACGGTGGCACAACCGCTTACTTTAACCGATTAAGTTCTGATGGCGACATTGTAGTGTTCCGCAAAGACGGCTCAGATGTAGGTAGTATTGGGACTATCGGTGGAGGTATGTTTGTTGGCGATGGTGATGTTGGCCTTGAGATGGATGGGGCTAATAATGCTATATATCCGTTCAACACAAGCACATTAGCAAACACCGATAATCACACTGATTTAGGTGATAGTGATAAAAGATTCAAAGACCTCTACCTATCAGGCGGTGTATACCTCGGTGGCACTGGGTCGGCTAATAAGTTGGACAGCTACGAAGAAGGGACTTGGACTCCAGTATTCTCTGATGAAGCCTCTGGGGGAAACACTGCTACTGGTTCTATA